AAATCGTCTGCGATTTCGCACTTTCAATGCTGCCAATATGATCCGGTTACCGTCTCGGCCCCATAGTGGTTCTGCAACGGCAAAACCATAATGCACACCGTACAGCATCATATTTGTGACACGGTCCCACCGGTTGTTCTGCAGCTGCTGCTTTAGAAAATCTGCTGCCTCTTTATCGATAGGGCGATCACCACCGGCTTCCACATCCCATTCTTTGCTGACTACGCTTAAACGACGTTGGCCAAAGCAGCTGGCCACCTGATCATCACGAAGTACTTCACGGTAAATCTGATAGTCACCAGCCCCCCGGATCTGTAGCACCTCATCGTCTGGTGGAGCCACCGCCATTGGGTTGACATAACCACGGGTGATATCGCGGCCATCGCCAGTAGTCGCAATTTCTTTCATTTCAGGCTGCTTAGCAGCCTGGTCTTTCTGCTGTTCTTCAGCCATTAGTTAAAACCTCGTAAATTCAGGCCACCGCCAACGGTGCCAAAGCCAGTATTCGTAATCGTGGGAACTGCCCGCTCTGTAGCCAAGGTAGAGCTACGTGGGCCAGTGCTATGAAAGTCGATAGGAAGGTGACCATTGCCAGCGGCATTAATCGCCAGGAAGCCCGCCCAGGTGCGGTCAGCGTGACCACTGCTGTCAGAGTCCGCCACAAAGCGCGGTGTGCCCGTAGGGCCAGTGATTTTCTTTAGCTTATGCAGGTCATAACGTAGGGCGGTATTGCCTTCAGGAATACGAATCTTGCGGTCTTCAAAATGTTCTTTACCACGGGTGGCCATCGTCAGTTTATTGCTACTGGTGAACAGCACACCTTCAACCCGCATACTGCCATGCCTGCTTTGAGCATCTTCAACCGGCTTTTCACCCATGCCGGTTTGGTCCATACAACAACGCACAACGTGATAGCGCAGGAACACCTCATCCAACAGAGCATCTTGCTCAGCAAACTTGATACGCTTGCGCTCTATAATCTCCCGAGTCCAGAGCACATCACCCACTTGCTCAAATACCCAGATCACAAACAAGTCATTACGGGCCGCAATATCCACCCCAACAAAACAGGGACCACCGGTATAAAAGGCTGGGTTACCGGCCAGGGGATCTTCCACTTGAGTGATCAGCTCGAAGTCTAACCAGGCACTGGCCTCATCCAACCATTGCAGCTCGAATTCCTGCGCCCATAGATCATCATCACCGGCACCGGCTCTAAGCTCTTCAACATCACGAGGCAGACCATCGGCCACCGCCTGATAGATGTCGGTACTGTGACGACTCCAGCCATCATCTTTACCGGTCATCAGGTCATAAAACTTATTACCCTTGCCGTTCGGTGTACTGATCACCCGCAGCTTAAGACCCGGCTTAGAGATCACAGGAAACAGCGCTTTCCAGATCGCCCGGCTATCCTGGTGAAAGGCAAACTCATCAAGTAACACACTGGCAGAGAAACCCCGTGCGGTATCAGGGTTGGCCGGTAGTGCAGTGATCTTACTGCCACCGGGTAGCTCAACTTCTAACGCCTTAACACCGGGTTCCCACTCATAGTCATAGGCTTGGAAACCGGCAGACATTGCCCCCAGGTGCAGCTTAACCCCTTCGTTCATTGCCTCACGGGCCTGACGCTCACCACGACTCAGAATTACCCAACGGCGACGCTGGCCACTGACCTCAGCCTTGATGCAATCCAAGGCCAGTTCCAGCGTACTGGTAAAGGTCTTGCCACACTGACGGGCAAACATGGCGATCTTAAAGCGGGCATCGTCATTGACCCAACGCTGTTGATAAGGATAAAGAGGTAATGCCGGTTGCTGACTCATAGCCCGTATGCAGCCTTAATCACTTTGTTTAAGACATCCTGGTCCAGCTCACCATCTTGTTTCAGCTCGTCCAGTTTCTCTTTCTGCTCGGCCAACACCTGCTCACGAATCTCACGCTCACGCTTCGTGCTTTCTGAAGCCGCTTTCTCCAGCTTCTCAACACCGATAGCCAGTTCTTTGATGAACTTAGGATGGACAGGATCATCACCTTCAGAGGCTTTCAGCACCGTATCAAAGGCCATGGTACGAACCATCTCAATCAAGATCTTCGACACTTCGCCTTCAGGGGCTGTACCCAACTCAGCAACCCATTGTTTGGATACTTCACGGGCTTCACGGATTCGAGAACCGGCGGCCTCCATCTTGACGGAATAACGGTTCAGGCCACTACGAGACAGCTTGTCATCTTCCGGTAAACCAGCATCGTCAATCTTCTGATTGATGATTTCCAGAATCTCGCTCTGCTGCAGGCGACCATCACGCAGCATCTCATCCAGATGCTTCTTCAGCTCTTCTGGCAGCAGATCCACCTTAGAGCGATGGCCACGACCTTTTTTCTTATCCTTCGCCATGGCTAACCCCCACGAGCAGATTTAATACCTGGCACCTCACAGCGGCCTTTAACTGCGTCGTAACCGCGCTCAGTCAGCTTGGCAACTTGATAGCCCGCGACCTCTTTGATCGTTACAACGCGCTGCTCTCGCAACCATGCATAATGAGTGCGGATCTTATCCCGACTAATGGCATGGCCGTACACTTCTAAGCAGCTTTGAGCAACAGACTCATTAGCTTGTCCGCCTGCTTCTTCCAACGCACGAATCAGACATAAACGCTGATCTTCATCAATCACCTGTTCAATAGGCATCAGACTTTCTCCTTGTTCAATTCGTTTTCTAACAGCAGGTCAGACATCTTCTTAACCTGGCTAAGCTGAGGCGAAATCCCCTGGATATCACCCCGCAAGTTGGCAATATCCAGATGTAATTTGTGCAGCTCGTCTTTGGTAGGAAGGTTCTTCAGCTGCTCTTTCATGCTGTCCACGTCATTTTGCAAACGGGTCACACTCTCTTTTTTGGCAAAGGTCTTACCCAGCAAAGCCATGACGATCAGAGCACCCAAGCTGACAATCCCCGAGAAAGGTGCCCAATACTTTGTGAAGTCATCCATCAATCCTTCCTCATCACGTCGGCCACTTTAGGCACGATCTTTTCAGCAGACCGGCCAACGACATAACCACCCAAACCGATCTGAAGCAGGCTCCAAGCCTCACTGGCCAGGCGGAAAGTGGTTAAGCCAAAGGTGTCAGCCACAACAAGGGCAAGAAAGGTGAGCATTGTGATGGGACGCCAATTGCGCTGCAGCCAGGATGCACCCTGTGCCTCAGCCGTAATCACCTTGGTCTGAGCCTCTAGCAGTCGAGCCTCGTAATCCATCATTTGTGAAGCCAGACCAGCCTGCATCTCAAACAGACCGGACTTAATCTGAAGACGTTCTTCATCAGAGGTATGAATCTGATCCACCAGTTCAGTCACTGGAGTAATCAGCTTGCTAAAAAATGAGAGAGGACTCATGCCAGATCCTCCAACTTATGGATGCCCGGCGTATACACCGTACGGCCAGCCACCCGGTGTGCCGTCAGATCCTGATAACGAATAGCCAGATTGATTTCCTTAATCCCCACATGAGTCCAGCGGCCAAACTCATGAATCACCTGGTCAACAGGTAGACCGCGCTGAACAATAAAACGTGACACTTGATAGGGTGATGTACCCGCCACCACAAAGTCAGCGGCCAAACCCTTCAGGTGCGCCGAACGATCACTGCCACCAATCAGCTCATTCAGCCAACCAGGGCGATAACCTGACGTGATATGCACCGGACCCAGCTCATCACGGATAGGCTGCAGCACCTCATGACACAGGCGTTTTAGATTGAGATGGACAGGACCATCGGGTGTGATCTCAATCTCACGGCCAATGCGGGACGCCGTTTGAGATTGGGTGAATTCATCAAGGAAGAAATTGCGGGATAACTGGATACGGGACATGTCTGCATCCTCTGCTCATTATGGGAATGAACAGAGAATGGCAGTTAGGTGTGGGGATGTATTTTGAACGCGGCCAAAAGTTTTTAGCGCGGGGTTACTTGTATGCCACGACAAACAGCCAAAGAGTCATAAACAGTAAAGCGACCGAAGCCAGAATAGAAGCCCATAGCTTTATCTGAACTAGAGTTTCAGCGCTAGCCAGCTCATCTTGAACATCTTTGATGTCCATACCTTCTTTTTCAAAGCTTTTAGCTAACTGTTTAAAGACCTCGGTGTACTCCTTGTTCAGTGCCTTCAGGACTGAAAACTGTCCCCAGATATTAAGCACTAGAATCACGACCAATAAGAAGACAGTGACCGAGACAACAACATTCTTTGTAAAAGCCATTTCACCTACTGTGCTAGCCTTGATTTGGGAGGTTGCAAACCAAATACCTGCAGGTAGTGAAAGTAACTTCAGAGCGATGGCATCAAATGTGTCATGAATACTCTTGATATAGCCTGTTTTCTTCTCTAAGTACTCTTTGCGAACTTTGTCAAAAGTGTAGTTTTCAACATAGCCTTGATAGCTCAGTAGGACATTTGAAACCAAAGAGCTTAAATGTTGAATTAAATGGCTAAAGCGCTTTGAAGTCTCAATATCCTTGAGAAAGCTAACCAACTCACCACAAATAAGATAATTGATAGCCTCTTTGTGAAGATCCTTCTCCAGTAGCTTTTCAATGGCTTCAATATCTATCGAGTGCGCTAAATCGTCCTCGGTCAGTTGATATTGGAAGGTCAACGCACGCTCATAAAAGATGGTGTTATCACCACCGTCCGTTTGCTCTGCGAGGCTCTTAATCAACTGATAGACCTTATGCACCCCTTGATAGTTGGTGAACTTATCATCACCGCTATCTAAATCCAGAAGATGCCCATCGCCAGTACCATCACCCACAAAAAACACTCTCTGTACGGGATCAGATAAATTGCTTGGGAAGGAAAGCAAATCACTCCAATTTGAATAGATTGAGCATTCATGCCTGATATTACGGGCAGCGATCTCAACCTTTATCCAAACATCTTGCGTAAAGTGACGCTCATCAACCGAGTCCAGGGGCAGCGAATCCAAATCGGTTCCATCAATTCCGCCTACACGAGCACTAT